CGCCTCATCACCCGCAGCCTTGCCAGCCAGATAAGACCCGCCGAAGCTACTCAGCCCGCGAGCCAGCGCCCCCATTGGGGACATAGGCGCGGTAATGCCGCCAGCCGTATAAACGGCCTGCTCCTGATTGCCCATCTGGGACAGGGCTTCAGCCAGCTTCTGTTGGCGGGCAATGGCAGCCGAGCGCGTGGTATAATCGCCGTCGTCCTCGTTGGGCTTAGTCAGGCTGATAAACTGCCTCTTAGCCCAATCATAAGCCTGTCCGGGGGCGCTTCCGATGTCGTCAATATATGCCATCACAATGCTCCGTAGTTGACCATCTTGTAGCCATTCGGGTGTTCCAGAACAGCTTCAGGAATGATCTTTTCAACTTCTTGCGCCATGACGCCACGCTCACGGCGGCCAAATATATCATACTCGTAGATGCCAAAGCCCTTGGGGTGATCGCCAACTTTGACAATATTGGATTTGAGGCGAATGTCAGAATATTTTGCTAACGCGCCGCCCCCAATGCTTCCAAGCCCGCTATACAGCCCGCCAAGCGCCCCCATCTGGGCATTATACGCCGCCGTCTGGTAATTGCCTTGATTGGTTGCCGCCTGAGCCACAGGGGCCGCGCCAATCTGACCGCCGCCGCTGTACTGCTGGAACTGCGGGGCCTGTATCTGCGAGCCGCCCATAAGCGCGGCAATCTGGTTAAGAGGCTGATTATACTGGGCAAGCTGTTGCTGGTAAGCTTGCTGCGTAGCGGTATTGCCAAACTGGGCCGCACCAAGGTTCTGGTTAAACTGTTGGGCAGCGGCTTGATTATACAGCCCAGCCGAAGTACCGGCCTGACCGTAGTTCTGAGCCATAGCGGCGTTAGCTTGGTCTTGAGCGCCTAGACCCTGACTATATCCCTGACCCATAGCCGTGTTGTATAGCCCCGCCTGACCCATAGCCTGACCGTAGCCCTGCTGGTTGGCGCTCATGTCAAGGCCAATGCCCTGCAAAGCGGCCTGACTGAGAAGGTCATTCTGGCCCTGCTGCTGTTCGCGCATGGCGTTATTCCACGCCTCAGACCCCGGCGTGATGCCCTGATTGGCAAGCTGCTGGGCAGTAGCCGCAGACTGCTGAGCAAGCTGGGGCTGAAGGCGGTTCATGATCGCCTGCTGGCCTGTCATGCCCGCATTAACCGGCATGGCAGCGACGCCAGACATATCCGCACTGCTTTTGAGATTGCCGTATTGACCAGCATTTATGCCGCCAGCCGTGCCGTACTGGCCCATAGCGGGGCCATAATTGACCGGCATATTCTGGCCCAAAGAAGTCTGGATTTGGGGGCCATTGTAATTAAATGGCGTCCCCATGACGTTTGACGCTGTATCAGCCGCCTGTGTGCCAAGATCGGCAAGCCTACGCTGTGTGGCTTGCTGGGCAGTTAGCGTGGCTTGGGCTTCTGGCGTCAGGGTCTGGGTAACAGTAGGCTGCATATCGCCAGTAGTGGTATACTGGGAAATATCCGGGGCTGATCCGCCCATAGAATTTCCATATTCATCGGTCTGGCCTTGCTGATTTTGATAATTCTGCATAGCCCGGTCATAACCAGCCTGATCTACTGTTTTAGACGGATTAAACGTAACCGTTTGATTGCCATACGGGCTAATGACATTAGGGTTATTTAGAACAGCGGTCTGCTGACCAGCCTTCAGGTTGGCAACGCCCTGCGCTGTTGCGGCGGCGGCGTAATCTGGTGCTGGGGGCGGACTGGGTTTACCCATTATGCGTACTCCTTACCAAGATATTTGCACTCGTTTTTAACGAGGCTGAAAATTACAATGTCCCCATCCAGGGCTGCATCACGAATGCGGGCTTCTTCGGTAAACCCTAGCTTTTGAGCAAATTTGCTGCTTTTGGCATTGCCGCTGCTAATGGGCAGAATGACCTTATGAACGCCGCACTTCTCAAAAGCATAGCGGAAGATTGCACCAAGGAATGACCGCGTAAGCTGGCCTGTGATAGCCATATGGGCGGTAATAGACCGCTTGTTCCAGTTTTCATACATCACGCCAGCAATAAGGCTTCCGTCCCTTTCAAGGCCGATTGCCGTTCCCGTCGCGTTGCTAAACGAACCGTTCATTTTATCTGCTACCCAATGGCCCACTTCTGGACCGGAAACTATACGCCTGCCCATCCGCTCTGATACACCACGTCAGTTGATGCCCATTGAATCTGAATGCCACTGCTGGCGGTTTTCATCTGAAGACCGCCGCAATAGCCAATGCCCGTAATACCAAGCCAAGTGTTTTGAATGCCCAAATCGGCACCCCAAATGGCAACATCCCATGTACTTGTAACAGCATCCCAAACGCCATAAGCCGAGCCAGTAAATGTTACTGGAGCCGTGGTATCAGACGTATCAAAGTCGATATTCATGCCCACGCTAATGGTCGGATCGCCATTGCTAAAGATGCTGGGCCGGGCGCGGGTGAAATACTTCTTAACGCCCCGCTCGCCAAAGTAGTCAAACGCCTGGAGCGTCTGCGTGGTGATATTGCTTACATCATCCGCATAATTATCGTCCCAAGCATGGGCAACATAGCCATCTGATCCAAAATACGGGTCATCGTTGTAAATTTCCCAGCAATAGGACGCCCAGCCGGTAAACTGGCACCATGACTTTGTGATGGTATTCATCACATATTGCTGCTGCTGACCGTCCCCAACGGGAATATTGATCCAAACCGCGTTATACTTGGCCGTATATGTAATTTGCCACCCAACAGCCGCATGGTCGCCGCCGTATTGAGTTGTCGCTTGAGTAATAGCGCCCTGAATTTTGTCGGACAGGGCAACACGCGGGTCCAGGCGACTAGACTGCAGGGACGCGGCCATAGGCATTAGGCCGTCATATGTCAGGATCAGCAGATCGCCAGCCCATTTGAGCATGGCTCGCGTTCCGATTGGGGAGCCTAACTTCCAGACACCAATAAGCGACCATGTGGCTGCGCTGGCAGGGTCAGTGCCGCGATAAACGATAGTTTCGCCCGTGCTGGTAATGAACGTCAGATTGTCATCAACGCCATATCCGGCATCAATCGTCCATGTATCTAGATCGACCAAATGGCCGCCAAAGCGGCAAATGGCGCTCATGTCAATGTATTGAGCCACGCCGCCAATGGAGCTAGTAGGCAGATACCAAGCCTTTAGGGTATACTGCTCAATGAACCAAATGCGGTTCTTGAACAAAGTAATATTGCATAGCTTGGTAGTGGTAACGCCTGTAATGGCCGGAGTGGAAGCGCCGTCAATCGAAGTCCAAGTGGCACCGTCATAAAGCAAAGGCTTGTCTGCGCCGTTAACAGCCATCAAATAACTGCCGCCAGCGGTGGTTATGTTGATATATTCCCAAATGCCATTGGTCAGGCCAGAAACTTTGGCTGCTCCCACTGCGCCCGCCGCCGTAACGTCGTAAATATAACCTGTGCTTGTGGCGGCAAACATTTTGGAATTGTTGCCGTAATTATAGACCATGATGGTCTGAACTTTGCCGTTCAGTCCCGTGGCGTGTTTGGTATAGCCGCCGCGCATGGTCAAATTGCTGACGGTAGGGAACATATTGACCATAGTAACGGCGTCAGCCGGGTCCATATTGGCAAGGCTGTCACGCGCGTTCCAACCGCCCAACGGGGCGGGCAGCGACTGAACCTTAGCCGCATTACGCTGGATCATGGAGCCAGGGCTAATTCCCATATCCGGTATCCGGTATGTTATCCCAGCCGATCAGCACAGTACCAGGACGCGGGGCGAACGATAGATTGGCCGCCGACGTATCCTGCGCCACAGAAGTCTCAAATTCAGTTAGGTAATCGCGGTAAATGGCCGTCGTATCAAAGCCCTTGGCTTGGAAATATTTCAGCTTGGTTGATAGCACCATAAGGCGGTCAGGATATATGCAAGTGTCGTTGTCAGCCGTAAAGCTGTTCTGCACTACGCCAGCGGCAGACAGCGCCCATCCCTTGCTGCGGTACTCAAAGCCAAGGTTTTCATTGGTCGAGTTACCCGGCCAAATCTGGAAATAGTTGCCCAACAGACGCCAGCGGATGCGCGGGCCAGTGCTGATAAAGCCGCTGAGAAGCCATTCCCATTGCTGGGCGCTTTCGGGGCCGAGCATTTCCCAATGCTTGCTTTTGTCCCACTGAGTACGCGGCACAATGCTGTCATAATCGCTAGGAAGGGCGTATTTGACCTTCTGAAAATATATCGTCCCGCCTGTCACGGCGCTGGTCGAATAGTTAGAAATTGTGACCTGAGTGCTGGAATCTACGCTGGTGATGAATGTGGCATTCGGGAAGCCCGTGCCGACAACCATGTAAGTCGTGTCCAACCCGGCAGTGGACGGGATGCCGGTGATGGTCAATGCGCTAGTGGTATAATTACCCGTCGTGGTCGTGTAGGACGTAAAGAAGCTGTAGGTTTTGGTCAGTTCGCGCCAGTCGGCTTTACGCAACAATTCGTACCCAGAAGCGTTCATCAACGCCAAAATCTGGGTAACGTCTTGGTTCGTATTTCCCGCTACCGTTGTCGGTGTTGGAACGCCTAGTTCATTGGTGACCTGTTGCACCAACTGAAGCATCGTCGTACTGGACATCTACATCTTCCTTGCGTGGCCGCCCCGGCTTGCGCTGCGACATGAGCATAGCCATCTGGGCCTTCAACTCATCTAGCTCGCTTCGGGTCTTAGCCAATTCAGAACTGCTCTCGGACTGATTCCGTTGCAACAGATACGTCCTGGCACGTTCGCGAAGACCGGCGGCACCCATGCCAATACGCTGCAACTGGGCGTCCGTGGCCGTCGCGACTTGCTCGACGGTCTGAAACTTCAAAATCTGCAATTCAGCCATTTGGTGTTCATTGAAATCTTCAGGCTTGTCCTGATTCCACTGCTCCAGCTTGGTGCCGATCACCTGACCATCACTATTCTGGGACTGGAAATGGAGCCACTGACGAATAAACCGCTCCTTGTGATGTTCGCGGGCGGGTTGCTCAATGATGTTAGTCTTATCTCCAGGCACCATGATTCTCACGAAAGGCGTATCCTTGTAGGGAGCCTTATCGAACATGTAGAACTCTACATGCAGGTGAGAATCGGCATTGGAAATATCACTATCCAAAGGCATAAATTACTCCTTACGTTGAAGACAGAGCCGCAGTAATAGCCCAGGTGGTGGCGGAAGTGCCATAACAGATTCCAGTCTTGGTATTGCCAAGGGCAACGCCGGTCGATCCGGGGACGGCGGCGTTTAAGGTAACGCCACTGGTTTCCTTGGTGTAAATCTGCAGAGTCTGACCGCTCAGATTGTAGATATACACAACCGCGCCAGCCTCGCAGGGGGGCAGCTTAACGCCGGTCGAAGCCGAAGAAGTAGTAATGGCGTTAAAAACAGCCGAAAGCTGCAGAGCGTCGGTCTGGGTGGTGCCGGTAGCAACCAGACCAGTCGCGCCATCACCGGCAATGGAGGTAGTCGCCAGCGGAGAATTACCAGAGGCGAGGATTCGTGAGGGAATGGGCATGATTTAATCCTTTATTTCAGGTTTTTAACGTAAAACGTAGCATATGGACAGGCTGCGCCATTATCCGAATGCTCGTACTCAATGTCATATGCAGAGAATTTTTCTTGCCACCATACGCTAGGAAACACGGATAGATGAAGCGGGTGACCGATCAGCTTTCCCATACTATCGTCAAATAGGGCTATTTTGAAATAGCAACTATCGACACAATCCATAATATTTTTAATGACATCAGGCACATCCTCCGGCGGGATATGCTCCATGACATCGGTGCAATAGCCAATATTGCCGCTGATCCCGATGGGCTTGGTCAGATCGGCTACGGTAAAGGGCAAATCATTGCCTTCATCCCGACAATTATCAGCAAAATCAACGAGTTGCACTTTGCAATGGGTCAAATCGGCAATCTTTTTACCGCCTCTGCCCGTACCGCAGCCAAAGTCCACGATAACGTCGGACAGTTTGGGATCGGCAATCTGGATAAAATGATCGGCAAACATCTCGCCCGGAGCCACTTCCCGGTAAAGCGGGGTCTGCCACATAGCCTCATATTTTTGGACTTCCGACAGATCGGGCGGCGGCTCAGACATGGCCTTCGCAATTGCGGGAAGAAGGCCATGGCCGTGGACATGAATGACCGCATCCTCATCAGCAAGTTGCTGGGCGGCGGTCTGAAATTCCATAGCCTGACGGGCCATCCAAGGGGCGGCGATATATTCCTTGCCGTTTACCCAATAACCTTCGCGGGGGTCTTCGGCATTGGCCGCCTGATCGTAAGCATGACCTTCGCCAGCCTTGGAATAGCTGGAATCAAAGCCATAAAGGTGAATATTTCGATAACCCATCGCAAAAGCGATGCTCATGGCCTGAAGGCCAACGGTGGTGCCGCCGCCAATCAAAGCACAAACGCGGTCCCCAATATAGTCCTGAATGCCCGGATAGGCCGGATGCCACAAGGTAACGTCATGGCCTTCCAGAGCCTCAAAAACGCCCGTAGAACACTGGGACGCGATGAGGTACTTGGTAGCCTTATTGGGGTGAACAAAGCCCTGATTGTGCGCCCTAGCGTCCAGAAGCACGAAATAGTCAGGGGTTACATCGACGCTAGCTAAAGACGGAATAGTGCCATTTACAGCAAAAATGGCCTGACCAGCGGCTTTATGGGCGGCAATCATGGGGAGCAGGGCCTTCATAGAAGGACCGCCCCCCACAATCACAGCTACCCCGTCATGTGGCTCAGAAAGCTGCAACCACGGAAGATCACGAGCAACGGCAGCAGTTATGTTGCCGAAAATCTCGTGATCCTCCGTGTTGCACACAACGGGAATCGTATCGTCAAGGTTAGACGGTACGATCATTAGGTGGTCGCGCCCTGCAGATGCGGACGATTGATCGACACAACAACGGTCGAAACAGTCGAGGCAATGGTAGCAAGGTTGGCCGAGCGAGCGCCAAGGAGCTGCTTGCCAGAAGCCGCCGTGGGCATAATACGGCCCGTGGTGGCAGACTGGTAAACGGCAACCTGGGCATTGACGGCAACGGCGGTCTTCTTGACAACCGCGAGGCCGCCAATCTGATACCAGCCAAACAAACCGGCAGTGCAAGCCGACATCGCAACGGCCACCGGGGTCGCCTGATTGGCCGTATTGGCCGACAGGGCGGTCTGGTAGGTCGTGGCATTGTAGCTGACAAGCGAGCCAACCACCGTGCTGGCAACGCCAACAAGGAGGATAAATTCGCCTTCGCCATAGGTCGGGTCAAACGCGCGGCAAACCATGCCGAGAGTCGCCGGGGGCGTGGGAATGGCAGAAGTGCCATTCGCCATCGTCACGCCGGAGTCAGTATTCGCAATCTGGAGAAGACCAGCGCGATTTTCAGTAAATGAATAAGCCATGTTGAATTTCCTTCTTAGGCAATCAGAACACCCTGGAACTGCGAACCGGAGCAGGTCAGATTGCCCGCCCAGCCGATCAGCTTCACGATAGCGTCCTGGTTAACCGCCTGGCGCTCGCCGCCAATCGGAACAAAGTTGCGGTCCACATGCGGGCGGAACATCAGGTACTTGGTGTTCAGGAACCACATATGGTTGGCAGTCGCGGCATTGCCGATACCACCGTCAAGCACAACGTCCGACGCCATACCAGCGCCGTAATACTTCAGCGAGGCAAAGCCAGCGCCAGCCATCGACGAACCGGAGTCCGAGATGCGCTGGATGGACTGCAACGACTGCAGATACAGGCGATAGTAGTTGTTGTCGGCCACGATCAGGTCAGGCTTGTCCGTACCACGGATAAGCTGAACGGCCAGAGCATCCATGTACTGCTGGATGTTCGAGGCAGTAACAGCCGAGCCGCCGTTGGTCACGCCAGAGTAGGCAACCGACTGCCAGAACGAGAACGAAGCGCGGTTGATGCCGCCATACGTTCCGCTGGTCGGGGCGTCAGGAACAGCAGCGCCGAGGCCGGTGATGTTCTTGCCGCTGTTGCCAGTGCCGTCCAGGTAGATGTCGCTGCCGATGCGGTTAGCCAACTGGGCTTCCGCAACATTCATACGGCCATCCAACAGGTCAATAATCGCTTCCTTACCGGAGTTCTGGATCATTTCCAGGCCGGAAATGGTGATTGCCGAGGCGTACTGGGTGATGGAGAACTGAGCAGCCGAAATGGGGCTGTTCTGGGACACGTTCAGCACTTCATAGCCAGAATAGCTATTGGTGTTGTTCGTGGTGCTGTCATTGTACATGATTTCCTGCAGAATGACGTTACCGCCGCTGAAGGTCTTCACGTTGCCCCGGTCCTTCAGACGACGAAGGAGGGCATTGTTGTTAGTCACGTTGTCGGCCAGTTCACCGCTGCGGCTCTGAATATTGGTCGCAATGATGTCACTGATCGAACTATTGGCGAAAGCCATTGGGTAGTCCTTTCATCAGTTTATCAAAAACGCTCGTTCACACTGTCGAATTGTTCGAGCAGCATAGAGCGTCTATCTTGCGCTTTGGTCGTAGTCTTGGTGCCGGGTGTGGAACTTTTGACGCTAACCGCTGCCGCCTTAGCCGCTTTCGCAGCCCGATTGGCCGATGATGCTTTTTGAGCCGCAGCTTCTGCCTGTGAGCGTTGCTGGGTCTGCTGGAAAAGATCATCGTTAAGGCGAATAGCCTTTTCATAGGCTTCTTCTAACGTACCCGCCACGCCGCTCTGTAGGAGCTGAATCATGGTCGGACGCGCTTCTTCAAAATACTCTGCCTTGGTCGCAAAATTATTGATTTCACCCAGCAGAGATTGGTTTTCAGCCTGTTCCTGCTGCTGTTTGAAACTTATAATCTCGCCGCGAACGCTGTTTAATTCGTTCTGGAGAGCATAATAATTTGGGTCAACCGGTCCCACCTGTGAGTAAGGATCGACTTCACCCAAATTAATTCCGTACTGACTTGCCAGATTGGCAAGATAGGCCCGTTTCTGTTCTGGCGGGCTATAGCGAAGGGCGTGGTCTGCCTCCATGAGCGCCTTGATGGCGCGAGGGGCATCAATACCAAGACCCTGAATTGTGGTCATATAAGGCTGAATAGCCTCGTTGATCTGGTCGGCAAACTGGGCTTTGGACCGCAGCGGCTCAATGCCAGCCCGCATTTCCTGCTCGCGCTGATAGGCGTATTCCTGCAGGCGGGGATCGGCACTCTGCCAGACTTCGTGATAATCGGGTTTCCAGGAGGAAGGCGGGCGCTTCCAGACGGGTTCTTCAACCGCCGGGGCCTCGTCAGGCTCGGCTTCTTCCTTGGCTACAAATTTGCCGTTGGAAGCGCGGGGCTTGGATTCTTTGGGTTCTGGCTGTTCGTCAGCCTGCATGTCGTCAAATTGCTGGGCCAGCAGTTCTTTACGGTCAATGCCCTTGTCGTCTTCTGGAATGATCTGATCTTGGGTGTCCAAGTTCATCGTCTCCTAAGTTGATCTAAAACTCTGTCGCATTCCCTGTCGGTAACATTAAAAAGCTGTTCCCGCAGAATCTGCCTACGTTTTTCCTTTGACATCGGGGTTGGAACCTTTGGCTCCATTTTCTCATTTCCGACTTCAAAGCAGTTATGACGGCGTAAATGTTCCCTGTGATGAGAACGCGAAGTAATCATACTGCCGTCAACCATGCTCTTATACGGTTGAATGTCAAGCATTATTTGGTGCTTTGCTTTGCTAGTCTTGTCGAGTTCTTCACGAACCCATGTGAGTTCTTCATCCTGATACTCAGCCAGCAAGCCTTTGCGGTCATATACAGCGCGGTATCTGCTCATAGAAGCACCATCAAATCTTCATCTTCCATTTCTAAATATTCATTCCAAAGCCGTTCAACACGATCCAAGTCTTTGATAAATCTATCAAAATCAATTGTTGGACCGAATACTTGATTTTTATTGTCTTTTTGCTTGTCGATTACTTCAAAGCCAGCCGTAAGTTCTTCCGCAAGGTCTGGCTTGCCCTCAACAATACGTTCGTAAGCGGCAATAATATCTTCGCGCTTTTTTGCAAGCCTTTGATTTTCCTCGTCAAACCGCTTTTTTAGCTTTTTGTGGTAATCACCATCATGGGTATCATCAACAATGATGATTGGGGCAGGGACATAAATAACATTGCCAACCGCACCCGTAGCTTCAACCCCTGTCAGGGCTACCGTGACACCGCCAAACCCTACGCTTCCGACTTGGCCTGTGGCGGCATTGCCAGTTAGCAGGTCTGCATCAGTCTCTAAAACAGTTCCGACCGCGCCCGTGGCCTGTGCGCCGGTCAG